TGACAGATTTCATTGGAACCAAAGACCCTGTGTATAAGATGGGTGAGTATGGTTTCCCTAAACCATGGTGCAGGGCATCAACCCCAACCGATTGGCCGTCCTCCGCTTTCGTTGTGTCTGCCGATCAACGCCCCTTTAGGGGTGGGTATCTGCTCGAAGTTGTTAAAGTTAGCCCTCCTGCTGTTTAGTCATGGCTCTTGTTGAATTAGATCCATTGCCTAATTTTGAGGCCCCTGCTGGTATCTCTGCTTTGGGAGACTTTTCAGCTACTTCTGAAAGCTTTGAAGACCCCCACGTCCTCAAGCTGCACAAGCCGCATGCGTTTGCGTTGATGCACGGGAACAAAGGGGCGAAGATTGCTTATGGTGAGTTTGTTTGGAGGCTTAACCTTTTTAAATTTAATTTTGATTCTACAGCAGCAAATAAAGCAGCGTCAGTGGGGCTTAGTGGCGGTAAAGGTGACGCATCTATAAAAGGTTTTAATTCAGCGGTGGTTCCTACCATCGGAGATAAAGATGGCCCTGCCATGGACCCCGACATACCAAATGTCTATCATCAATTAGATGATTATGGGGAAGTTTACTTGTATTGGAAAATAGAGCCAGATTTGACTGAGTTTGTTACTGAATGCTTTATAGAAGTTGTCGCAGAGGGGGCAACAGGAACCGCTACTTCAGACATACCCTCTTTACCTGTTGGTATAGATGATCATCTCCCTGTGCAAAAAGGGGTGCCAGACCACGGGGCTTTGGGTGAGGGGGTTTACCGATTGAAGCTAGGTAAGGTAATTGAAGGAGAATTGATTGAGCAGAACATTTCAAGTGATGTGTTTTGGTCTTTTACTCTTGTCGAAAGAGACAACTTTCCTTTTGAAGCGTGATGTTCAGCTTTTCTAAGGACGCTTTTCAAAGCGCAGGGGAAAACATTGTTTTTAAAGAAAAAAGAGTTTGTTTAATCTCTCCTTCAGACTTTTTACTCCTTACTTTGCCAGAACCAGAAATACGCGAAAAGGCCCGCTATGTTTATAAACAAGGGCTAGAATTCAATACACTCCCCGTGCTAAAGGCCGCCCACGAAGAGGATGCCTTGGGGTGGGTCGCGTGGTCTAACGGACGCCACCGCTGTCGTGTTCTACGCAAACATTATTGGCCCGCGATGCCTGTATTGTTGTATTTGTATCGGCATAGGACTGACACCCGCCCTTGGCCCACGCTTTTAAAGGCCCACCCCCAAGCCCTAGACCCTGATTACTGCATCCCGTTCCCTGCTCCTTGGCCCTAATCTTGACGTTTAACCCCTATTCTGATAGCGTGGGTTATGGCCACGTTGACTGTCCAAGGGGTAACTGACGCCCTCCAATCTGTGTGCGGGTCGCCCGCAGCACAAGGCGCTATAGGTGAACCACAGTTTAGAAAAGAATTAAATCTTGCCTTACCCCGCCTCTACAACATGGGGATGTGGCGGGATCTTTTGTTTGAGCACGTTGTGTCTACTTCCGATGGCACATTCACTATCCCCGACCATGCAGAGTCTGTAATCGCAGCCTTGCTCGACCCAACTGGCGACAGTGTAGATCATTCTTACCCACAAGAAATTAGGGCTCAGTTCCATGATTACAACATCGTGGGCCGAAACGACCGTGCTGGCGAGAACACGCTGGCTGCTTTTGGTATTGTCGATGATGGGTATTCTCCAACTATTGAAGAAATAAAACCCATCTCAGATTTTTCTTACACAACCCCTTCAGGATATGGTCTCGTTGTTCTCCCCGTTTTTCCTGCTATAGCGCTCCCCACAGGAGTTGGTGATACATTTATAGAAGTTGATTTTACAGTTGCTGCTGGAGCTAAGACAGAAAGATTTGTTTTAAATGGTGAAGCATTTTTATCCACTACAGATATAGATATATCATCAGTCCAACAAGTTAAGACAGGCGGCACTGATCTAGGGGCAGATGTAGATGTAGTTGCTATCCCATTGACGCTAACGTCAAGCGATCAAGCAGTAACTTTAAACGGAACAATTATTAAACAAACAATCCCTACATTGTTCGATACTGAGACCGCAGCAGCTTCGACAACTGTTGTTGTCCCTCTAACTGACGTAAGTGGGATAAAAGTTGGCGATATTCTTAGTTTTGGTGGTTGGGCTAATGCCTCTATAGGCGCAGGTTCCGAAATAGACCCTTCGGGTAATTATTATCTAATTACTGGAATTAATACTGATAGGAAAGAAGTCTACATCTATCGTTCTACTAGCGAGTATAATGTTTGGGCCGCAACCGGAGGGGAAAGTATTTTTCATTTTCCTTCGACTAAGTTAGCTACATTACGAGAGTCAAACAAAGTCGGACGTTATCGCCGGTATAGAGTTGATGTTAATAATCAAAAAGCATCTCTTCGTCTTTTGTTGAAGCGTAAATTTACAGCTCTGTTAGAGCCAACTGACCTGATTCACATCTCAAGTATCAGCGCAATCAAGCATGCAATGCTTGGCAACATCGCTGAGGAGAATGCAGATCTTGAAAGAGCAAACTATCACTGGGGCGTCTGTCGTGGAGTTCTTGACGAACAGCTAGACGCCCATCGTGGGGCTGCAAAGCCCGCCATACGTTTTGACCCCTCTGGTGTAGGGGCTTTCACCAGCAATATGATGTAACCTTTTTTCTTATGATTGAATATATTACCGAAAATGTTGACACCCTGCTTCAAATTGCAGCGAGTGTAATCGCTGTAGCTTCTTTGGTTGCTACACTGACCCCTAACGAGAGTGACAACAAGTGGGTATCCCGCGCTTCAGCAGTCATCTCATGGTTGGCCCTAAATGTGGGCAAGGCTAAGAGTAAGTGAGAGCATTCATCCAACTCATAACTGCTGCATTAAATGCTTACATCGAGAGCGTCAGATTCAGAAGAGACAGACGGATCGACGAGTTGGAAGATGAGCTTGCTCGTCTCGCTGCTGATGGCAGCCCTGCTAGCAAGCTGCTCATCGAGCGTTTGGCCCGACGAATTCGTCGAGAGCGTGAACGACTCCGCTCTTTATGATCCACCAACTATCACGCTAGTGGAGGGAGTTCCTTACAGTTTTGTAGAAGGCACTTTAATTGGACGGAAGAATCATAAATTCCATTCTGATTACAGTTATCAACGGGCAATTATTATTGGAAACAAATGATTAACACCCGAATATTTGATTCTTTAGTAGGGATGGCTGCTCCGGTAATAGGACTTGTCACCAGCATGCAGGAACAGTTCGAGTATTGGCTGAGAGTAGGATCTCTCGTTGTTGGCATCGCAGTAGGATTAGCTTCACTTTACAGACTGATTAAGAAATGAAGATTGGGTTAGCAGTAGGTCATTCTCGTCAAGGAGACGAGGGGGCCATGACTACTCGTGAGTCTGGCTATTCTATTTCAGAGTATATGTTCAACTCTGATCTAGTTCGTAGGATAGCACCTGCTCTTACTATGGATTATGTGATCTACAACGATTACAAAGACCCTACGTATGTTGGCGCTATTAATTATCTAGCTCAGAAACTAATCGAGGATGAGGTGGATGCTGTTGTCGAGCTACACTTTAACTCGGCCACTCCCCAAGCTGAAGGACACGAATGGCTCTACTGGCATGCTAGCAAAGGTGGTAGCAAGTTAGCTTACGCTTTGAAAGAAGAGATGGAGGAATCGTATCCTGATATGAAGTCCAGAGGGGCGAAGCCTAGAGCCGCAAAGCAACGTGGCTCATACCTGCTTCGCAAAGTTCGACCTATCGCGGTCATTGCGGAACCTTTCTTTGGGAGCAACTGCGAAGAGTGGATGATGATTAACAACAATCGTGGGAAACTAGCAGGGGTTTACGCGAGAGCCCTAAACAAATTTGCAGACGGATGACTCTCCCCAAATCAATCCACATAGCAGGAGTTCCTGTTAAGATTATTAGAGAAGACCTAAGCGATGAGAACAATCGTTCAAAAGGGTATTACGGATACTACTCTCACGAGCGAAAAACCATAGTAATTGATTCGTCCTTAAAACCAGCAGAAATAAAATCAACAATTCGACACGAAATGATCCACGCCTCTCTCGCCTTCAGCGGCCTCGATAGATTGGATTCCTTTGAGGAAGAGAGTCTGGTAGTATGTATTGAAGAACTATTCTTTCCAGCATGGGAAAGATTCTGCAAAAGATTTAAAGTATAATGCCTAAGAAAAAATCTAAATCTCGTGTAAATGAAGCCGGTAATTACACCAAGCCCGCTATGCGAAAGCGTATGTTTCAGCGCATTAAAGCCGGTTCCAAGGGCGGGAGGCCGGGACAATGGTCAGCTAGAAAAGCTCAGTTGCTCGCATCGCGTTACAAAAAAGCGGGCGGCGGTTATCGAAACTAATTACTCATAACTACTATGAAAACACCCCAACAAAAACGTGGAGAAAAACTCCTAAAAAAGAAAGCTCTTACCAAGAGGCAAGAAGACACAATGAAACGCCATAGTGTTCACCACACAAAGGCGCATATGACTTCTATGAGAAATGCAATGATGGCAGGGAAGACCTTTGGTCAAGCCCATAAAGAAGCCATGAAAAAAGTAGGTAAGTAATGGCCAAGGCAGCTTCACAGAGATCTTTAGAGCGTTGGACTAAACAGAAGTGGCGCACTAAAAGCGGCAAGAAGTCTAGTGAGACGGGAGAAAGATATTTGCCCGAAGCAGCAATCAAGGCATTGTCCCCTGCTGAGTATGCAGCAACAACACGAGCTAAACGTGCAGGGACTAGGAAAGGAAAGCAGTTCGTAAAACAGCCCAAACGAATTGCAGAAAAAACAAGAGCATACAGGGGTGGGTCTTTACGAAGAGCTAGTAAGCCCCCGCGCCGCCGTTCACGAGCCTCGGCTATGCGGCGAGCGCGTAAAAAATGAGTCAATTCAGACAACTTAAAAATAGGTTTGTCCTGTTTCACCCAAACAAAGATGATGTAGCAGAAGCTTTTCGCAGGTCGCAATCTTTGGGTATCCCCCCTAATTCTTTTACAAGAGGGGTGGGCCGCATGACTGGTTTTCTTGGCGAAGTAGCTTTTGAGAAATACATTAAAGGAGCAAAGCATGTCGGTGAACAGTGCTACACGCATGACTATCTTTTCAAAGGTAACAAAGTAGACGTAAAGTCAAAGACCTGCACGACACGTCCTCAGCTTCATTATATTGCGAGCGTAAACTCAGAGAACAAGAAGCTGAAAGCTGATGTGTATTTCTTCACACGAGTCCACAAGGATTTAACTCGGGTTTGGTTACTAGGTTGGGCGAGTGCCTACCATGTAACGCGACCAAAGAACTACAAAGAAAAAGGAGACTGCGACAGCGAGGGGTTCAAGTATTTAAGTAGCGGATTCCACCTCCCGATCAAACGGCTACGGCGTCCTGATTCTTTTGAGTCATCACATCAATATCGTAAGCGGAAGAAAGATTGATCTCCCAGATCTTCCCACCCCCTCTGCCCTTTGATAACACGGGGCGCACATGGTCATTGTTCTTGCTGGATTCTTCTAGTGTAGACATACCGCGCCGGACGAACTCAAGATTGTTGGACATCCCCACGTTTCTCCCATTGTTGAAATCGTGCAGGGCAACTTGGAACTCCGTTAGTGTCCCCGTCCAATGCGACATCTTATCGTTCATCTCGCGGCACCTCTTAACAAAGAACTCCACTAGTTCAGCAACTGTGCTCCGGCTTGAGTTGTCGTAAGCGGCGTCGGCTACCTTACGGTCGATAAAGGAGCGAACCCCGAACCGGCCTACATCTTCCACGGCTGGCGGGATCACCCAGTCCATCAAGAACTTCGCAAAGAAAGGAAGTTCTTCCTCAATAGTCTTCTCCAGAATAGTATTACTAGGGAAGTTGCTGGTAGCCTTTTCGGATATTCGCAAAGCCATAAGCTTGTCCCTGTTGCTGCTATCGAGCGACGGGATCACAGACAGGCTGTTGATGTCCATGTTAAGGGACATCACGACTCGTCCAGTCCACGGAATACTCATAGCATCTGCATACTTAGCTTGATACTCAACTCTTGGATTAGCCACCGCCCTCTTGATCAACTCTGTCGCTTTGCGTTGGTCCTGAAAAGAGGCTGCTGATGTCGTATCGTCAATCACCCATGCGGCTACACGGCCAAGGTCTTTGTTGAATCGAGTCTGGCCTGACAGGTAATCTGAAGCGTCCGCATACCCTCCGACCAGACCGCTGATGACTCTGTTGGATAGCAGGGACTTTCCTTTGTTGGTTGGTCCCACCAATAGCAAAGCCTGACCTTGGACAAACTCTTTTTGCAGCACGGACATATAGAATCTCTTCAACCAAGAATAGAAGTAGTCCAAAGCAGGGCTTGTCCCACTGTCCACAAACAGTTGATTCAACCACTTATTTAAGAACGGCCACTTAGATCTATCCCCGTCCGCATCAGGTTGAACAGGATCAATATTCGCACAGTTAAGTATTCTGTGCCCGTTGTAGCTCACCACCCGATCTCCTGAGAATACAACAGGTGCAATTTCGTCGATCCTGTTCTGATTGCTTACGGTCAATATAGCGGCCTCAACTTCTGACAATGGTTGGTTCTTGCGAGGCTTGGCCGTGAACCCTGCTTGCCGTAGCTCTAAAATGAGCTGGTCTCGTGGTATAGACACCGCGCTGTTATACAACACCTTAAAGAAACTACGACCATTAAACCAGTATTCGTCGAGAAGACCCGCCAGCTTCTTCTCTTCGTAGTCCTTCACAAACCCCGCTCCGAATATGTCGCGCCACGACATGAACCCTTTCCCAGCACGGTCGCTGTAGCAGACAATCCCATCTTCTACCACCTGACACCCGTCCCTGTTTATTCCATCGTCAATCCAGAACAGTGGCCCACGAGATCCTATCTCAAAGTCCCCGACCCAACGGTTCGGGAATCGGGATTCAATCTCTTCCGCTACGGCAATGATAGGTATCGAGGTATCGGCAGACTGAGGAGGCTTGTCATCTACTGACTTGGCCAGAGCGGCTTGAACAATACTATCCTCTATGGGGTCAGCAGTATTGACCCAATCTTCGCCTAGTTCAAAATACTGATTGGCCCGAAGTGATGAGCTATCGAAACCAGCGAATAGTTTGTTGAGCTGCAACGACTTCATCATGTTCAACATGAACGTGTCGAACAGCTCGGGCTCTATGGGTATAGGGTTTTTAAACTCCCACACCAAACGTAAATATCCTGATTGAGTTTGTGATCTCCATGTCGGGCTTTTACCCGCCCCACATTTATACTTAATATCACTATCAATAGCTAACCAGTTTACCGATGCGTCGTAGTCTGCTACCACACCATATATCTTATTGGCAGGATTGTCATTGCTGATCCTTTTTGAAGGAGCCCTCCCCTCCACAGTAGAGTAAAAAACATGATCCGTTTGTGAATCAGCACACCAATCTCGATACTCTGCTTTGTTTGAAAACTTGGGTTTCTGTTTCTTAATTTTACTTACGTCTGCTGTAAAGTGGGCGCTATTGTCCCGCAGATTTTTCAAGTAACGATATTTCATTTTTGGTATCTCTGTATGATCTGTCCTTCTGCCGCCAAAGGAATGTCGGGAATCCATGTCGGCGGCGTTGACATGATCTCTATTGTTTTCTCCAAAACTGACTCAGATTCTTTTTCATCACATTCAATAATGACCTCATCGTGGACGTGAAAAATTAACTTCAAACCCTCCTGCTCCAACCTGACGATCATGTCTGAAAAGACATCTCTTGCAAGTCCTTGCGAAAGGTTTTCCGCGACTACCCCACCCCATAACTTCATTGGTAGTCTTTTGCCGTTTCGGCTGATTATAGCCTGATGACTTAAGCGCCCATTCTGTTTAACCAGTTTTATTCGACCGTAGTCAATTTTTCGACCTGACGGGAGCAGTGCGACGTAAGGAGTTTTTGTGTCGTAGCATTGCCTCAAGCGGTAGTTGATTTTCCTCCAGAACCTTGGGATGGTAAAAAGCCTGTTTCTGTAAAGATCTACAGCATTCTTTGCCTCATCTATTGGCATGTTATACATCTCAGAAAATTTAATAGCTCCTGCACCATACCCACACCCTAAGACAATAGCCTTTACCTTGTGCCGTAGTTTAGGGTTTTTCTCTTTCAAAGACCCCCAGTCCTTTTCCCACAAATCCATCCTGATTGCGAACGCTTCGTAAATGTCTTCAGTGTTGGCGATTTCATTTAAAGTGGCTTTATCCTCAGCTAACCAGCACAAAGTCCGCACCTCGATCTGAGATAGGTCAACGACAACTAGCTTCTTACCTTCGGGCGCACAAATCATGTGGCGAAGGTTGACCCCGAACATTTCCTCGCGGGGTAGGTTCTGTAGGTTAAGGTTGCCGCCACTGCCGGAAAAACGTCCAGTGTGCCCACCCCAATACATCAAGCCTCCGTAGTATCTCCCGTCTGGCAAGGTGGCGTAGTCGAATGCTTCGAGCTTCTTCTTGAGCGCGTTGATACGACGCCAGTTAGAGACAGCTTCAACCCATTTATATTTATGGCCGAACTGTCGCAGCCACTCCTGTGCGTCTACGTCTGTTTGCGCTAAAGATTTAGGAGGCTCTAAACCGTGTTGCAAACATTCCTCATCGAATGCTTTCCTGCTTAGAAGAGGTTTTTCACCGGCCCATGGGATAGCTTGTTCTGCATCAAAAAGCCTTTTATTGATTGTTTCAAGTTGTTCTTTTAGAAGACCTGTATCCATAGGCAGACCTCTCTGGATTATTCTCCTATTAGTAAGGCTAATCAGCTTCTCATGGTCAGGCCATTTATCTTTATACTTCTGCCAAAGTTGCAAACATAGAACTGAGTCCTTCAAAGCATACTCACTAACTTCCTTTCGGAAATCTTCGGGCATGTTCTCCCAACGCTTTGCGGACATGTTGTCTCGCGTCGTCTTCGACATTTCGAGGTCAAAGGCCTCTTTGCAGGCATTCTTCAATGATCTAGGCAGCCCACAAGCAGCAGCCATATCTGCGGTGCAGTGCCATTCAGAAAAGTCAACAGAAGGCCACCAGCCTTTCTCTACTCCAAAGAAGTAAAGTGTCTCGTCAAAAGATGCGTTATGAGAAAGAACCCTCTGACTTTCAAGCAGACTCCAGTCAAAGTCTTTAGGGTGGCCGACAAACTCGTAGCCGTTGTCGCCAACCACCGACACCATGTAGGCGTCAAATTCAGGGTGTGAAAAATATCCCAGTGGTCCTAGCCGCCTGATTGAGCAGGTCTTGTCATAGTAAGACTCAAAGTCCAATGCGTAGGTATCCATAATGTCGTCATATGTAAAAAAGCCCACCCCGATGACAAATGGGTCGGGGTGGGCTATAAGGGTTATTCGTCTAACTCAAGATCGAGTTGAGACTCTCCAACATGAGTTTGAAGGGCATCACGAACGACTGACAACTTTCGCAGGTTCGATTGCGCCTCCTCAACTTTTGCGGTCATTTCCGCAATCATGCCAGAGAGCATTTCAATCTCGGCCTCTAAGACTTCGTGATCCGTCTGGATTGGCTGCGCTTCCATTACGAGAAGTTTGTAACGAAAGTTTTAACAGCATCAGTTGGCTCTCCTTGAGCCACTGACAATGACGGTGCATACCACGAATATTTACCTCGGCTGATCAAGGAACTTTTAAAGTCCCACAATCTGTGTTGGAGAGAAGCGTCGGGGTTGAAGGCAGCAAACGTAGCTAGACGTTTGAACGTCTGCCGGTATGCGTCCTTTGCGACGTTGAGCCGCCCGATTGCGTAGTTATCGTCCCCAATAGGAAACGAATACGCCGCACCATCTCCACCCTCTGGCTGCTTGAACAGGATGGTGATCTCCGCAAACTCCAAGAGATCATACTCAGAAGTTGCTTTGATCTGATCGGCCTCTTCCTGCGTGTATGCAATCTGAGGAATCTCATCGCTGTCGTAGTCGATGTCTTCACGCCAACCCTTGATGACGGAAAGAACGGTGACCGCAACGGTGTCTTCGGCCTCTGCCAAGATGTGTGTCTTGTCGAGAACTAGACTTCCCAGAGGTGCCTCGATTTCACTTGTCTTCTGAATGATGTTGACGCGAGGCACGTCGATGTCAGAAGAGCTGATTATCAGTCCACTTGCGTTAGCGGTGGTGAGTTCAGCTTTTGGTTTTTCCGCAAGAGCGGTATTGGTTTCTTGTTTCTTGCTCACTGTTTCTTGTTTCTTGCTCACTGTTTCTTGTTATTGGCTGACAATCGAGAACCGTTCGTCAGACGTGCGGATAATGCCCGCGCTTTCACAGGCGTCAATAAAATTGCGCTCGGCCTCTTTTTTTTCTCCTTTCGGAGCAGATGACCCGACAGCTTTAGCTACTTTTGCTAACGGGAAATTTGCATGCTCAAGTAAAGATTCTTCGGTCAATCCGAATTCTTCCGCAATCTGCGTAAGCGTTGCGTTGTCTGTAACCTTGCGTGACTTACCCATCGAACGAAGTTTCAGGCCGTCCAGTTCCATCCCGCCCATGGCCGCTTCCTTTGCGCGTTCCTTAATACGTGCTGCCCAGTTCTCTACAATCTTAGCAATGTTAAAAAGCTCAGTAAGCCTTGCAGGGTCGTCGATGTTTTCAAGGTCTACATCAGGCAGGGTGGAGTCTAACTTCTTAGCTACGTCAATAACCAGACCACCCAACGCAGGGCAGGAGTCTTCATGGCGACAGAACCGGCAGTATTGGGTTGGGTTACAATCCGAAAGTTCAGGCCCACCCTTCTCCCATTTCGGTCGGACACGTTCTCCTTTAGTAATCACATTACTGAGATCGTCGATAAGAGATTCTAGGTCATCCCTCTCAAACGTATGATGAAGACTGTCGTGGTGCTGGGGAACGTAGAAGACGAAGACGATTTTGTTGATGTCTTTGTATTTTTGAAAAGCACCTACGGTATATGCCTTTGCTTGCCAGTTGTGTTCAGGAGGGTCGATGATGCTAATGCCTGTCTTGTAATCGGCCATCACCGCAGTAGCCCCTGAGTCTAATATCAAGAATCTGTCACAGGTGCCCCATGTCTTTGTTCCGTCTAACTCAACATCAACTTGGATCTCGTTGTGCTCTTCCTTAATAGCTGAGAAGTTGCCCATGAAGTCTGCCTCCATCTCCACGATCTGATCGTAAATATCTGTCTCCTTCTCGTTATGCAGCGCAGAAGGATCACGAACTTCAAGAGCCTCGTGGATGCGGGTGCCCATCTCTGCTGCTGCGCTGGTTCCGTCTTTGCCCTGATAAGCAGGGCAGGCAGCAACATATTTTAATGATGATGGGGAGAACTCAGCGTGTCCCCTGCTGCTATGGTCGGGTTGGTTCATGCAGGTCATTAAGGTTAGCTAGTCTGGCGCTAATCGCTTTCATCACATGTTCTTCTATAGATCGGTTAGCTACCAGAATTTTCTGGATCGCATCGCTCTTGGCCCCGTTGCGGTGGATACGGCCCAACGTCTGCATGTGGTTTTTAGCAGAAAATGATGGGCAGATTATCGAGACTCGCTGTCTCTCCCCACGCACATCGTGCAGACTAATACCCGTCCCGCCCGCCGCAATGTTGACGACGATCATATGTTTCTCATCGTTTTGAAACCTGTCGAT